TCAACCGATAAAAAACGGCTCATTGTGGCCATAGAGTTCGGCCGCAACAACGATTGCAAAGGCGGGCAGGGGGAGCCTCGAGAAAGTGACCAGGAGACTCATAATCTCTTGTCCTATGGCTGTAAAATAATCAAAAAAGGTATCACACCCCACGCATTATGCAATGCAGAGCTAAGAGCCGCGCCAGCTATGGTGAGAAGGGGTATACACCGCACTGTCTAATTTGTATACCATTTCATAAGAAAACACACTCCAACCCGCATGAACGTTGGGCTAGAGCGTGTATACACCTATCCTCGAATACTACCTTAGAAATCCATATCCTGGTCCCTGAAGCTGCTACGAGTGCGAGCAGCTAATTGCCGCTGTTTTGCTTCAATTCGTCTCATAACTTCATCTGCTACATCTGCGGGGCTTTGGCCTGGTTGTTGATGAATATGGATTTCAACCTTCCCAATAGATGCAGTTTGATGAGAAGTTGAAATAGAGGGTTGCTGCGCGTTCTGATATTCCGATTTAGGCAAACTGTAAGGGTGTAGCGGCTTGGCGGCCACTGGTTGCGAAAGGCTACCAAAAGCTAGTGCTGTAGCTGCGGCAAGCGCTGCTGTTCGGCGGCGGCTGGTGATGTTTGCAGGTCCATTAACCAGTTCAGGACCATTTTCACCCACAATACCGAACTGTCCGTGCGGAATGTTACCGCCAATGTCATAAGCGCCTGCATAGGGATTAAGTCCCTGCTTTGCGGGTTGAGTGTTATAAAGATTAAAGGCTGGTGTTTTCGCATCAGACTTCAACCAGTCAGGGATTAAATCTGTCAGTGAGGCTAATTTAGATTTGAGACTATCCCATTTTTCACTAATTCCATTCAGCAGACCGTCAATCATTTCGGATCCTGCTGTTTTAAAGCGTTCAGATAACGCAGTTGCATCGGCAATTATGTCATTCCATTTCTGCGAAATATAATTTTGGATACCTGTCCAGGCTTCAGAAACACCACTTTTTATGGCATCCCAGTTTTTATAAATAAGGCCTGGCAGGGTGTAATCCATGAAAATATTTTTGATAAACTCCCACGCAGAGGCAACAGCTTGTTTTATCCAGTCCCATGCGGCACCAGCGGTCAACTTTATCCACGCCCAGGCATATTCAGCCCCATCGCTGACTGTCTTCCAGAGAGCTTTAAATTTCGGTCCAAGCGTATCCCAATGCTTCCAGACGTAAAATGCTGCGGCTGCAATAACGGCGATAACAAGAAGTATTGGGTTTGCCAGTGCTGCACGCCCCATAGCCAACAACCCTTTGCCTACCAGTTTGAAACTATCAGATAGCAGGGTAAACCCCCTGGTCAGAGCCGGCAAACCAGCACCCAGCTTTGAAACAGAGAAACTTGCTAATGCAAATGGTCCTAAAATACCTGAAATGGCGAGCGCCAGCACACCACCTGCGGTGGCGACTAATGCAAATGCTGCGATGGTTTTAAACAGCACCGAAGTAAGCTGTGGATGCTTTTTGACAAATTCACCCAGTCTGTTTGCCAGCTCACCCAGCCAGTCAGCCATTTGTTTAAGTTGTGGTGCAACCGTCCCACCAATGGCAGCAAGAGAATTAGTAAAAGAGCCGCTTGCCGCTTCCCATCGGTTTCCCAGGGTTTTGAGTTGAGAATCAACTCGTTCGCGCAGGGATGCCTGGGCCTGCAACTTTGCTTCAACTTCCCGATAACCATCAATCCCTGTGGATATCATTTTTTGAATAACTTGCAGTGTCTCACCATCGTCCCCAAAGAGGTCTTTAATGACTGACTGCTTCATGACATCATCCAGCTTGTTTATTTTTGCCAGCTGCTTGTACATGTTCTCAATGCCACCAAATGACCCTTTTCCATTGGTAAAATCGAGATGTATTCCGGTAGATTTAGCTTTTAACTCATCGTTAACGCCACTGACATTTTTAACGTCAAGGGTGGACTGGAACACTTTTCGATAGGCATTACCCGCAGAGCCACCTTCCATACCTGACTGGTCAGCAATAATCAGTAAAGGGGCCAGAGCCTTAGCTGCATCAACCCCTTTCATCTTAATAATGTCCATGGCACTGGATATTTTCGCGTACCCATTAAGCATATTGTTCGGGTCAACACCGGCATAGAACCCTTTCTGGATCACATCCATCAGGCTCATCATGTCCTTTTCTGCGGTTCCGGTGGCGTCCTGAAGCTTGGCGGCAAACTCTGCTGCTTCAGTTGCAGGCATCCTGAGCTGCACACCAAGGTAGGCAGTTGCCTCACCAAGGCCGCCCAGAATGGCAGTGGCTGACATGCCCTGACGGCGTAGCATGGTCATCATGTTCTGAAAATCAGCGGTGGTTCCGGGCAGTCTGTCTCCAAGCTGCAAGGCTAAACGGTTAATTTTTTCAAACTCAGGTAAAACTTTGCCCCCGGATCCCATCATCGAAGCGGCTAACTGTGTGGCTGCATCTTCTGATTCTGAGTAGGCTTTTACGGGTGCCAGTAACGGCATAGCTGTTGCTACCCCCGTAGCTACCATTCCGGCACCATTTCCCGCAAGTTCATTTCGTAATGCTCTGGTTTTATCAAAAGTAGCGCGGGCCGCAGCCAGTTTCCGCTGTTGCTCTCCGGTTCGTCTGAGCCGTATTTCCTGCTCAGATAATTGGCGGTTGTAGCGTTCGGTTTCGCGGGTGATTCGGGCGGTGGCGCTGGCACCATCATTTGCAGAAATACCGGCGCGGTAGAGTTCGGCACGAACCTGCGCTGTGCGGCTCTGTAGTTTCCCCTGGCGTTCCTCCAACCGCTGTACAGCAAGACGCTGCTTTTCCAGTGCCAGAATCTGGCGCTGCGACGGCGGCCCGGATGCGCCAATTTCCTGATTCATCAGGCTGGCTTTCTGACGTGCATAGTTGAGTCGGTCGCCCAGCTTCTGGTTTTCTGCCTGAAGTTTTTTGAAGCCATCCAGTTTTGCTGTGGTCTGACTGAGCTGCGTTAGCGCATCACGGGACTTTTTGACCGATGCAGCCAGCTCCTGAGTGCTGGCTCGAGCTTGTTTAAATGGGCGGGTAAGTTTGTCGATAGCGCTCATCACGACCTGCAAGCGCAGATTACGATCATTCATCTGTAGTGGCTCCACTTCGGATTAATGCTTTGTGTCGCCATTCCAGCACGTCAGTCAGTGTCATTTCCTCGGTGACAGATGGCGACCAATGAAACAGGGTGGCGATATCTGCCACCATATCTTCAACGGTTAATTCGGCAGGGAATCCGACAATGCCGACTTCGGTAATAAAAAAGTGACCAGCGCCATGGCAAGCTGTAGCAGGTTACTTGGCTCCATCAGCATCAGTTCCGTTTTTGACAGCGCGGGTGTGGTTACACGGGGTAATACCGTCATGATGGAATCCACATCCATTTCAATAAGCGCCTGGAGTCTGATACCACGCAGTGCACCAGAGTGAGGTTTACGGACAGTGATTTCCGCAAGCGTGGTATTGCCGCGAATGACAGGTGTATCAAGTGTTACGGTGCTTTCATTTTTTTCGCTAACTGGTTCGTTCATCAGAGTGTCCTCATCTCTTGTCAATGTAGAGTCAGTGTGTATGAGGTCACACAATCTGACGAGAACCGGCTACTGTGTCAGTGGTCACACAACCTGCGGTTCAGAGGCGGCAGGAAAAAATGTCGTTGGCTGGCGCTTTGCCCCGCCGCGCGCAATCGTAGCCCCGCCTCGCCTGCCCGCTTTGCGTATGGGTTTTCATGCATCTGCATGAATGTGTCAAAGCCGCGCCAGTACTGGCCCTAAACAGCGTAAAGCCGGTGCAGGCATTCATGCGTTTTCATGCACCATAGACATGCACTCACAGCGTAAGGCTGCCTGTCAGGAAAAAGCATAAAAAATCCCCACCGGTTTAACCCGCTGGGGATGTTCTGACAGACAAATCAAAGGATAGTCACTCAGGGTTGTTGATGTCGATCCTTGAGTTTGAAACTGTCGCCGTAGCGACCCAGATTCTGAGGAAGTTTAGGAACCGGTTGTGTCTCAGGTTCATCGACCTCGCGGGCCATTTTACAGAGTACCCGGTTAAGTGATTCCATGGTATTAAATGTACATGAGCAATAAAGATTCTGACATTGATAATAAATTAACTTTACGGTCGGTGACAAATATCCACTCGATCGCACATGTGCTAATTTACCGCACTCAGGACATTTCATTGCCATAAATATCTCCTAAAGTTATGGATGACTTATTATCCATTAACAGTTTGTCTTGATTCCAAAATCACTGCTAAACTTGAGATTATCTTTCGCTGACAATTCATTGTTTGACACAGTGCAGAAGCTGTATTTTCCAGTCAGTGATTTCTTTGCTCCCGGTTCTTTTGAGCATGCTATCAGTGTCTCCGATAATTTAAGCGCTTCATCGGCCGTTAATTCAATTGAGTGATTATTCAGCATGATACTAATCATAATTTATTTTCTCCATTATATATCCGGCGTAAGCATGAATATATTAACGATATTAGCGTTATGACATCAGCTATTGTTAAATAGTTAATGAATGCTGTTTTGCTTATTAAGTGCTTCACGTCGTAGCTGGAAAGTATAATTCCCGGCAGTGGTGTAATTAGCGCCACTGTCTTTCCAGACGGCTTCTTCCAGACTCATTCCAGCTTCTGTTAAAGCTGCGCTGTAAGCAGTCAGTACCTGCGGTTCCCTTGAGGCAATCTGCGCCAGCACAGCATCATGCAGGAGTGTCATCGCCGGCTCCAGCCCCTCGGAACCTTTAATGTAAGGATAAAGGGCGTCGGTCAGCGCTTCGCCGTTTGTTGCCATGAACGTTTTCAGTGCCTCCCTTATGCAGGTTGCTTTCAGGCCCGCATGTGCGGCACGTGTCGTGTCGGCAGCGACTGCCACTTCCCAGACAGTGACCGCCAGTTCCTCACGGAGTAGCACTACTTTTTTGTCATAGTCAGCAGGTTTTATTGCAGCACTGAGCTGGTCGGAGAGCTGCTTCTGGGTATCCGTATAATGGGTCGATTTGTCCTGCCAGGCCTTACGGGCATCACGCCATGCAGTCAGTGCTACATCTAAAATGGTATCGCTCATAACAAATCCTCCGGTTATAACTCCACAAGATTGTTAGAACGGGCATCATGCTTATTAGCATTAACACTTCCATCACTTTGCTTGAGATTCTTATATTTGAGAATTTGCCCTGGGGTAGGTTTTTTGTGGCAATCAGCAGATGCTTCAGCATCAGGAGATATACCTATGATGGATAAAGCGGGGTCTATATTGATGACATCGTGATCTTCTTTGGCTGGTCTTAAAAAAGTCTCACAAATAAAATCTTTGAGTAATATATCTGCATCATTTACACCAGTAATTACTCCATCAATATATTTACTATTGGTACGTCGTAGATGCTGATATTTCAAATTGAGCAGACCAAGCAGTTCAGCGCCATGCTCGGATAAGAATCGTCCCAGCAGCGTATCTACATGCTTATCGACAAAATAGTTATGCTCCCTTACGTAGTCGCTTGCAGCGTGACCGGTATCCCATGGCAGGGTGGTTAAATCGCTCTCCCGTAGCGCAAGCAGCTCTTCCAGGTCATCAGCTGTTTCGCGCTGTTCAATCATCTTTGCCCGCAATTTCTTCACTTCAGGTGTGAACTCACCATTGGAGTCATTAAGCAGGGCGCTACGCTGATTTTTCATCAGTTCGTAGTCAGAGATGGCCTTTTGTTGGCGCTGGCGAAGTGTATCAACCTGCTCCGTTGCTTTGCTTTCCTTTTCACGAGCTGTGATCCATGCTGTTTTATTGTCCTGAATCTTTTTAACTACCTGCTGTAATTCCGGGGACAACATTTCCTGGTGGTTACTCAGTTGGGTATCAATTGGTTGCTGGTCAGTCATGATTTGCTCTCCGTCATCTGATGAAAGTCAGTGTGTCATTCACCGCACAATTGAACGAGCAATCGGCATTGTGTCACCGGCCATACAAATGGAAGTAAGACATCAGAGACAAAAAACAGGGAGGCCAGCCAGGAAAGAAGCATTTTTGCCAGAATTTATATGTTTATGGGTGTTTTAGGTGGTAACAGTGGTAACACTGGTAACGGCATTGATATTAAAGAGTTTTTCCTGTTACCACCTGTCACCAGTAGTGGTAACAAAAGAAAAATGATGGTTGTATCTTGCTGATTTTAAACGTGTTACCACCTGTTACCAGTGGTAGCACGTAGGTGGTAACATATTTTTTCCTTATAAATCAATCTTGTTACCAGTGTTACCACTGTTACCACCTAAAAATAGGATACGCGCGAATACTTCTTTCCTGGCGGGCATCTTTCCCCGTGTGACAGATACTTAAAAGGGGCATTGCGCCCCTTATTCACCCGATAACCTCACTCCTGAATACGTAGACCTTTTTGGTACCCGTCTCCGGTAGTCTTACGGTTTTTTGCAACCTGCCGCTTTCCAGCTCTGTATCAAGCCATCCGGCATCATGGCAGAGTCGCGCGGTTTTGGCCGTATCAGATGTACCGCAAATCTCTTTCCACCCACTCGGCAGAATATAAAACATAGTGCCCGGCTCAGTGCCGTTGCTGCCCTTATCGACACGGCGGAAACCAACCATATTTGCAGGGCGATTTTTTTCGTCGTACCAGTCAGCAAAGCGCGTGTATTGATTAGCAGTGATGAAGCGTCGGACTTTCTCCAGTGCGTCAACTTCTTCCTGATTAGCCGCATGGCCGCGATCCTTTAACCACGCATCAAGGCAGTTTCGTGCGGCATTGTAGGCCTCGCCGGGTTTCCAGCCCGTTATTCCCGCTTCCGTCGCCAGTTCTCCGGCAACGGCCAGCAGTGCAAAGCGGTCAACGATACGGCCAACCTGATTGCCGGAATCAGCCGGGAGAAGAGTACGCTCATACTCTTTTTTCATCGCCTTGGCCCGTGCGGTGATGCCGGAAAGATTCCCGGCAATCCAGCGCAACCAGTCGCGGAACGGTGCGCCATGATACTGGCGGCAGGACTGTTCAAGATATTCCGCAAACTCCTTGCCACCATCAAACCCGTGCAGGTTTTCAAATGCGCCATGCTTTCCGGTGTCACTTGGGATTTGCACCATACGGACGCCCACCCCAGCCCCGGTACGCTTTTCTCCAGCTTCGGCGGCGTGCTCCATGATAGATATTTCCCCGGTGGAGAGGTAAAGCATCGTCCAGGTTGCCGGGTCACGCACACTGCCATCAACACGGCCACGTGCTTTGCCCTGGCCATTACCCAGCATGTAGGCAATACGGCTGGCCTCTTTCCCGTCCACCTCGCTGATTTCATCGAGCATCAGTGCGGCATCATTCCGGCGCAGGGCAATACCTTCCAGTGCGTTACCCGTTGCCCGCCACGTCTTCCAGAAGTCAGCGCCACCACATACCGAGGCTGCAACCTTCATCGTAGTGGTTTTACCGTCCGTGGATTCCCCCTTAAGGTGATAGCCCCCACCACCGATGCCTATCAGACTGAGGAGAGGGGCAGCAAGTGCCAGACTGACGCAAAATACCAGGCGTGAATTGCCTACACAGTAGGCTCCAATATGCCGTATCCATTCCTGCGTTGTGCCGCTGACACGGAAGTCGTTTTTTGATGATGAGGAGGACTGAAGAATGACGCTATCAGCATCACTGCCGATAACCTCATCCTGTAGGACATAAGCACCAGCGTGCCAGCCCGTTTTATCCACGCAGGTGACTTTACGTACCGGGCGACACGTTGAGATGTATTCCATCAGATAGCCACGCGCCGAACCGTTGACGCTGATGAAGTGCAGCCCATTATCAAGCAGTACCTCGCGCAGCTCCTGACCACTTCCGGCCAGAACCGTCATAGGCATCGCCCATTCATGCAGCATTCCGTTTGAGTCTTCCCATGACAGCATTCGTCCAAACTTCCCACCGTCTGCATCGCAGGTGATGGCGCTGACACGCAGGGGACTGCAAATTTTAACCTGCCTGACCTGTCCGTTATCCGCGCTATCTGAGGTCGGCCGGTCAAACCAGAGATAATCCTTTGTCAGCCGGAATCCGTGTGGCAGCCGTGTTTCCGTGTCAGCAGGATTCATCATTTCTTCAGCAAACGCATCCCGTGACCGCTGAACGCCAAATTCACGGCGGTAGTCATCCCAGTCAGTCTTAAAGCGCCCTGGCGGAATGGTCACCCAGCCCTTAACGGCCAGTGCTGCTTTAATCGCGCATTCACGTCCCTCATTGGGTTTGCCGTCAGCAAAATCATTATCCCCGGCCAGTATGATCTGCGCTTCTGGCCACTTCTTGCGTAAGGCGGTGGCAACGTTTTTCATATTGGTTTTAGACAGCGATGCCACACACCAGCCATCCGTCAGCAGCGATGCGCTTAATGCAGTGGCATATCCTTCGGTGATAACAATTCTTTCAGGGCGGTCATCCTGCATTTTTCCGACCGATACAAAACGCCCAGCCGCTTTACTCCCCGGTAACAGGCTTTTTTGTTTATCAGGACTGATAATCTGCGCACCGGTTGTTAGACCGTCAGTGTCAGTAATGGGTAGCATCAGCGAACCCACCGGGAAGGTCATACCTCCGGCTTTCATGACCCGGCGTGTCAGCAAGGAGGCATAGCCGGTCAGCCCTTTGGCACAGAGGTAGGCACTTTCCCCCTGCACAGTGTTACTAAACAGGTTAGCCCACCATTCAGGTGTTTTTTCGGAGGCTTCTTTTCTGGCTGGCTCTTGAAGGGCTGTCTGGATTTCCGGCAGTGCAAGGGTAGAAGATACTTCCTGAGCTGCACTCATGACATCGCAGCCTCGAATCAATTTTACTAGGTCAAGGCCATCACCATTTTTGCAGTTTGAGCAAATCCAGGTGCCTCTACCTTCCAGGTCATCAAGCCTGAAGCGGTCTTTACCAGCGCAACGTGGACACGGGCCGTGGCGACCGTTCGCTGGGATATTAATTCCAAGAGCAGACAAAATAGCAGGCCAGCGACCTCTGGCAGCAGCAGTAATATCGCTCACTGAAAGCTGCTCATTAATGGTCATAAATGTCCCTCCGTAAGTAACTCACAGCCATTTTTTGCATCTGCGAGGTCTGCACGCATATATTCGACAATTGCAGCCATCCCTGCGGCGCTTTCACCTAATGGAATACAGTCGCGCCGTGGATATTCTGAAAGAAGGAGCTGAAGAAAATCGCAAGCGGCGGCTGCACGTTGAAATTTTGCATGCCCTTCTTCTGTCATTCCGTATGGATGTGTTTTCTGTTTTGAGGGCAAAGCATTGCCTTGGGCACTGAATTGCCCGTGTGTAATGTTCATGGAAGTCTCCGATCAGATTCTGATTTAGTCCGGTTTACAGGAAGTTAGAGTAATGATCTGAATCTAACGCTGTTTGTTGGCGTGTTTTGCGTTCTCGCCAGCGTATTACCGGGACAGAAGCAGGTAACTGAGCGCGAGTTGTGTTGTCGCTGTATGGCTCTTTCTTTATAACGACCTGAAAGAAAGAGTAATTTTCCATAAACCATGAAAGGGGAGATTCTGTCACTTTGTCATCACTGTCATAGCGATAGACGACTTCACGTTGGAACTCGAGAATGATTTTGCCACTATCAGTGCGACGAGTTCTGACCGCGAGAATTGTGACTGTCCAGCCATTCTTATGTTGCCAGCGTTCGCCAGCGCGAGGGTAGCTATGCATGGATGCCTCCACAATGCGGAAGACGGCCGGCAAAACAAAGTATGTAGTCTGGGGCCAGGCGGCGACGGGCAGAATGCTCATCACTTGCTGTAACCCGTAGCATAACAGGGCGAGTGTGACGCTGGTTTCGGTTGATTGCCGCGAATAACCAGGTAAACTTTTGTGTAGCCATCAACGTTACCTCTTATAACGGTTTGGTCAGATGCCTGATTTGTGTTCCAGCACAGTCGGGCATTGTTTTTTATAGGGTTGGCACTTACAATGGTAATTACCATGTAGGTCAATATAGGTTATGGTAATTACCATGTCAACACCCAAAGAGAAACGTTCTCCTCCTTTCCAAATGCGCTTAACAGATGGGTTCAGGCAACAACTAGAAGAAGAGATGCGGAAAGATGGCGATACAGCTCTTGCTTCTTGGATTAAACGAATACTCCGCAAGGAATTACAAGCCCGAGGGCAGAATCCTAAAGGCTGATAACAAACGGGGAGAAAATAAGTTCTTCCCGAGTTGTTTAAAGCTTGCATATATCCCTCCATTACTTATTTTTTTGCTGTTCAATCCATTGCCTTATTTCTTGAGCATCAAAGACAGTAACTCCTGGAGAAAGGCGAGCGGGTTGCGGAAAATCAGGTTTAGCTTTAGTCCAACGCCAAAGAGTGACCGTGCTAATATTGAGAAAGTTCGCTGTTTTTACAGCTCGGGCATTACCGGACAAGGGATAAGTTGTCATATGAAATCACCTGCAATCTTATGTAACGTCATGAAATGGACGATTGCAGGCTACTTTTTGGAGAGGATTTTTTCGCGGAGTTTATGAAAACTCTTCCGAGTTATGCAAAAATCTTTATCTTTTCCCAGCTCTTTTCAACCAATCATCTAACGTATCATCTGTTATTTCAGGTAGATAGCTATCTCCTCCTGCACGAAGACTAAGAAGCTCTCTGATTTGATTGATCGAGCCGAATCGCATCATTTCTTCTGAAATTCCCAGCGCATGCATCAATGCGGCAATATAGTTTGATTGTTTGGCAGTTGTGCGTATTGGTGGTGTTTCGCTACTTTGATACGACGTGAGAGGTTTTGAATCACTATTATTACGAATAGTGGGCATATAATCGCCAGAAATAGCATGTTTATATAAATACTCAATATTATAACCAGTTATTTGTAGGTTGTAACTTTTATCATTTAAGTCAGGTGCATGATCACAAAGGTATTCTAAATATTTAACATCCCCTTCTTCATTATTTACTATTTCTCCGACAAATTGTTTATTTATAAGTATTGGAGATATTATTTGGCATGGTTCATTGCTAGGCTTAAATTCTGGATTGGATTCCGTAAATAGATTTATTTCTGTGCTTTCTGTCAATCCTTGAGAGATTGCTAAAAGAACAGATGTATCAATAGGCCATATCCCAGAAGTATATGTCTGAACTAAATAATAATCTCGTGTTTCCAATAGATGAGATTTTTCTGGTATGTAAAAATATCCAGATTTAAACTTATCTGAGAAAACGTAAGGTATACCATCCCCGTTAGGTAGGATTTCATTATTGAAATCTTCGATTTGGTTTTTTATTGGTCCATCATCTCGAAGAAATGGTGTGTAAAAGAAATACATTCTTTGAATGTTAATGCATAAATTTATTTTCCCAGTATAGCACCAATGAAGAATATCTGATTCCTCACATTCTAGGATACTTGCAGCTCTGGAAATTGAGCAGTATTCAAGAGGCGCTATTCTTTTGTGTTTCCATATGTTTTTATCAGCTTTGTTACTCATCAGGATACCTTATTATGTATCAATGTTAAGTTATTAAATTCCATTTCATATGGTGCTATATAATCGATGGTATTTGCAGAAAGGTAATTTGACCACCACTGCATCATTTTTCTGCGTTCTTGCATGTGCTGGGCTAAGTGAACATAAGCTGCACGAACTTCATTCCGCTCCAAATGGCTCATCTGGCGTTCTACAGCATCCCGTGACCATAGACCCGATTCTGTTAGAGCAGAACATGCCATTGCGCGAAAACCATGAAGGCAAACATCGGATTGGGTATCGTAGCCCATTCCTCTCAGAGCCTTATTCACCGTATTCTCGCTCATCGGTTTAAATGGATTACTGTCGCCAGGAAAAACAAGTTCATATTCGCCGCTTATTTTCTTTATTGATTCCAAAACCTCAATAGCTTGGACTGATAGTGGCACATGATGAACACTACCCATTTTTGCGCCTCGGTCTGAATATTTCACACCTTCAATTTCTTCTCGCTGACCAGGGATGGTCCACATTGCTGAATCCACGTCTATTTCACCCCAACGAGCATGTCGTAGTTCACTGGAACGCACAAAAGTATGAAGAGAAAATAAAACGGCTAGTCGAGTTAATGGCCTGCCAGTATATAAGGATATTTTTGTTGTGAGTTCAGGTAGACGTTCAAGAGGCAGAGCTGGGCGATGTTTAGTTTTTGGGTTGGTGACTGCACCTTTTAAATCATGGGCTGGATTATATTCAACGATGCCACGTTGAACCGCATATCGGAAAATACTCTCCATGGTAGTTTTTATTCTACCAGTAGTCGCACCAATACCTTGATCCGACATGGCAATGAGTACCGGTAATAGATCCCTCGTTTTAAGGGAGTCTACTGGTTTATGCCCAATTGCAGGGAATAAGTGATTCTCCATTTCTCTGAGTATTTTATTACGGGTAATCGCCTTCCATTCAGGATGGCCCATTGTGCCTTTATGCCATTCTAACGCTAGTGATTTGAAGGTGCGGGAGGTCGGTTCATCTGCGGTAGCTTTTTTTGCTTCTCTTGGATCTCGACCATCTGCAAGTAATTGCCTGGCTTCATCTCTACGTTTTCTTGCAACGACCAGCGACACGTCAGGATATACCCCCAAAGCAAGGGTTGCCTGTTTACCGCTATAGCGATAATTCATTCTCCATGCTTTGGTTCCGTTCTTTTTGACTAACAGATAGAGACTGCCACCATCGGTCAGTTTGTAATCTGTTTCTTTGGGCTTGGCGTTCTCTACCTTTTTGGGCGACAGCTCGTTTAAAGCCAT